GAAAATGATCCGGAATTACAATTGGAATATGAATTGGCACAAAGAGACTATGAAGTCATTAAACAGCTTAAAGAATTGAGAAAAGAAAAAGGATTATCGCAAAAAGAAGTGGCGAATATGTCTGGGTTGACCCAGCAAATGATTTCGAGAATAGAAAAAATCGACAATGTACCGAGTTTGCACAACCTAAACAGGTATGCATATAGTATGGGCGCAAAGCTTAAAGTCGAAAAGATAGGCAACAGTTGATATTAAGCCTCTTATATGGCACAAAGAATAAAGTAATTTTAGCAACAAAAACCGCTTTTTAAACGAAGCGGTTTTTTTATACACACATTTAGGAGGTGGCGTTTTGGCGGATGATAAACTGCGCGGAAAGCAGATGCTTTTTTGCCTCGAATACTTAAAAGACATGAATGCTACCAGGGCGTATCTTGCCTGCTATGACAATGTGAAAAAGCGCAAGACTGCGGCAAACTCAGCATCGAGGCTGCTGCAAAAAGAGAATGTGCGCAAGTTTATAGACGCGGAGCTTGAAAAAATGGCGAGCGTTAAGATAGCCGATGTGCGCGAGGTCATGCAGTATCTCACATCGGTTATGCGCGGAGAGATATGCGAGGAGCGGGCGATGGTGGTATCGTGCGGCGACTATCAGACGGAAATAGAAAAGGTCAAGATAGAGGTCGCGCCCAAGGACCGCAACAAGGCGGCCGAGCTTTTGGGGCGGCGCTATTCGATGTTTACGGATAACCTAAAAATTACGGAGACGCCCGTCATAAACGACGATATCTGATGGATTTACGAGACAACATCGCACCTTGCTTTTATGATATACACCGCGACATACGCGACGGCGGACACACGGAATATTGGCTGAAAGGCGGGCGCGGATCCACGAAGTCGTCATTTGTGTCGATAGAGATAATACTGGGCATGATGAAAGATGCCAATGCCAATGCGGCTGTATTTCGCAAGGTGAAAGACACGTGCCGGGAGTCGGTATTCGAGCAGCTTTTGTGGGCGGTGGATATACTGGGCGTTGCGGATTTTTGGAAGGCGACTGTAAGTCCTATGGCGATAACATATCTGCCTACGGGGCAAAAGATAATATTCCGAGGTCTGGACAATGCGGAAAAAGTAAAATCGGGAAAGCTTAAGCACGGGTATTTTAAATTCCTTTGGTTTGAGGAGCTGCCCGAGTTTGACGGGATGGCCGAGATACGAAAGATTTTGCAGACATTTATGCGCGGCGGGGATGATTTCGCCGTTTTTTGCAGCTACAACCCTCCGATATCCGTCAAAAACTGGGTCAATCAGGAGGCCACAGTGCCCAAGGATACGCGGCTCGTGCATCACAGCACATATCTTGATGTTATGAATCATCCGAACGGTGCGAACTGGCTGGGCAAGGCATTTATAGCCGAGGCCGAGCACATAAAGCACGTCAAACCCAAAAGCTATGAGCATGAGTATCTGGGCGCTGTGACGGGAACGGGCGGCGAGATATTCGACAATATCGAAGTGCGCGAGATAGCAGACTCCGAGATTGCGGCATTTGACAATATGCGCCACGGCGTCGACTGGGGCTATTCCGCAGATCCTTTCGCGTATGTGAAGCTGCATTATGACAAGACGCGCAGGCGTATATACTTTATAGACGAGATATATGAGATAAAGCTTTCAAACCGCGAGGCGGCAGAGCTTATTAAGTGCAAAAATCCGCTTAATGAGCGCGTGACGGCCGACAATGCGGAGCCTAAGAGCATAGACGAGGTGGAATCCTTCGGCGTGCGTATTTGGCCGGCTGTAAAAGGCCCGGGCAGCATAAGATTTGGCATTAAGTGGCTGCAGGCGCTGGAAGCAATCGTCATAGACCCTGTGCGCTGCCCCAACGTGCGGCAGGAATTTACAAACTACGAACTGGAAAAAGATAAAAGCGGAGTCTGGATAGCGAAATACCCCGACCGCGACAATCACACCATAGATGCCGCGAGGTACGCTATGGAGGGCGACTTTAGAGGACCTAACTTTAGCTTTGATTAAGGAGTAATAAATGGGATTGGTTTCTGGCATAAAAAACATATTAAGCGCAGGCGCAAACTCCGCTATGTCGGAGGCCGACTTTCTGGAGGCGGAGATAGAGAGGTGGCGTGCAAGCAGCCTGCGGCAGGACCAGATAGCGGGCGAGCGCTACTATATGGGTATGCACGATATCCTGGAGCGCACGCGCACCGCGATAGGCGCGGCAGGTTCGGTAGTGGAAGTTACAAACATACCCAACAACCGGATAGTGGACAATCAATACGCTTTGCGCGTGGATCAAAAGACCAACTACCTCTTGGGAAAGCCTTTTACGCTAAAGTCCGATGACGACGCCTTGGCGCTAAAGCTTAAAGGCGTATTTAACAAGGCATTTCACCGCAAGCTCAAGACCATTTGCAATTATTGCCTAAACGGCGGCATAGGGTATCTGTTTTTGTACTACAGCGAGGGGGAGCTTCAGTTTAAGATATTCCCGGCGTATGAGATACTGCCCTTTTGGAGCGACCGCGAGCACACGAGGCTGGATTCATTTGTGCGCATGTACCCTGTGGAAGTGTACGAGGGCAAGAGCCTAAAGCGCATAGATAAAGTGGAGTACTATACCTTAGACGGCGTCAAATATTACGAGATTAAAGACCGCAAGCTAAGAGCCGACAGCGAAAAGCCGGAGCTATCGCCCTACATGCAGGCGGACATCGAAGGCGAAGTTAAGGCTTTCAACTGGGAGCGAATACCGCTAATCCCTTTCCGCTACAACGAAAGCGAGATACCGCTTATAAACAAGGTGAAGTCTTTGCAGGACGGCATAAACCTTATGCTATCCACATTCCAGAACAATATGGAAGAAGACAGCCGCAATACTATTTTGGTGCTCGTAAACTATGAGGGCGAAAACCTAGGCGAGTTCCGCCGCAACTTAGCGACTTACGGCGCAATCAAGGTCGCCAACCGCACAGACCGCACAGGCGGGGATGTAAAGACCCTGCAGGTGGAGGTAAACTCCGAAAACTACAAGGCGATACTTACGCTTTTTAAGAAAGCCTTGATCGAAAACGCGAAGGGATTCGACTCCAAAGATGAGCGGCTGATGGGCACGCCCAACGAAATGAACATACAGTCCATCTACAACGACATAGATTTGGATGCAAACGGCATGGAGACCGAATTTCAGGCCGCGTTCGAGGAGTTATTGTGGTTTGTGGATGCGCATTTGGCAAACACCGGGCAGGGCGGGCTTACACCCTCTGATGTGGAGATAATATTTAACCGCGATGCGCTTATAAATAAATCGACATTGATAGACAACCTCGTAAAATCCGAAGGGCTGCTGTCTAAGAAAACTCTTTTGTCGCACCATCCTCTGGTTACCGATGTGGAGGAGGAGATGAGGAGGATTGCCGAGGAGGGGGCGGGGCAAAAGGATGATACGGAGCAAGTTGAGAAGGGTGATGGGGGAGAGGGAGAGTAGCTCTTCGCGTTCTTAATGTATTTGAAACCCCTCTGGCATCCTCTGGATGCCATCTCCCCTATGAGGGGCGATGCGCCATTTGCGTACTTGTATCTTGGCTGCGATGACAGTGCATGGGTGAGTTGGGTAAATCCCACCACCATTCGCTTACGCTAATGGTTCCCCTCCCTTTCACAAGGGAGGCAAGCCCTTTGGCGTGAAATTCAATTGCGAAAGCGTACTGAAAAGACTAATAAGTTACGTATTTAATTGCTTGGTTTATACAAAATCTCGTCCCCCTTGCTAAAGTAAAAAGAGGCTTTGACGGAGTCAAAACTCTTTCAAACAGAGACAATTATTTCAAGCAAGAAAATTTTTTCTACTTGAAAGTTAATCAATGCAAAAAGCAGGGAAAGGTATGGAGCGTAGCGACATATCAGGGGGATATAGAACTTCGTATTATGCACTTAGCTTGCTTGTGCGCGCAGCTCTCTCATTATAGGGGAGCTGGCGCCCGTAGGGCGGCTGAGGGGTTTTAACCGCCACTCCTCAAAAAACAAGAACAAATGTACGAAAAATTAACAAATTTGTTTCTATTTTTTGATTGACTTTGCAGAAACACGATGGTAAAATAATCAAAAAAAGGAATCGAGGATTCAAAATTGAACAAAAAAACCATCGTACTGGTTATCATACTTGTCTTGGCATTGACATTTGCCGGCTGCTCTTCAGCCAATGATAATGGAAGTGCCTCAGTACCTGAAAATGATGCGACTACTGAAACTACCCAAGCTACAGACACCCCGGAATCTACGGACACTCCGGAGCCTACCGCAACACCCGAACCCGAAATAGAATATCCTACGGAATTTAACTCGGGCGATGTGCTTTCTTTCCCGAATGACTTTGAAGTGACTTTTATAGGTATGGAATTTACCGATGAAATACATGCGGAAAATCCCAATACATTTGCCACGGGTTATAGAGTCACCGATGATAAAAACACTTTTCTGGATGTGACAGCTTTTGTTACTAACCTTCAGGGAAGGGCGGTAAGTTTTGACGATATTATCGATTTTAAAGTGGTATATGACGGAAAATACAACTATGACGGATATGCCGTAGTGGAAGAAGCGGACGGCAGTGATTTGCAGAGTGCGTACATTTCGTATCAGAAACCTTTGACAACGGAAAAGATGCATTTTGTAATAGAGGTACCTCTGGAAGTGCGCGACAGCGGAAAAGATGTCGGCATCGTATTGGAAGCTAACGGCTCAGAATATCAATACAGCGGACAAGAGGGCACCGGCGAAGTAGTACAGATGGCAAAGGCTAAGGATCTAAAGACGGATGAGAGCTGGCAGTCTTTGGAGGCTATCACTATAGATTCAATGATGGCGGATGACGAATTTGGCGAATTGACGATAAAGTCAGTGGAGATTAAAGAAAGCTACGCACCCGAAACTTCGGACAAAGACCAAAGCTATTATGTACCAAACAATGCTGAGAATATATATGTGGCTGCCACTATAGAATTTAAAAGTCTTATGACGGATACAAAGATGCTGGATGATTTGTTGGATTCAAAAGTTATTTATGACAATACTTATACATATGGCGGCTTTGCTATCGTGGAAACAGATGAGGGTAAAGATTTTGACGTGGTAATGAGTACATTCATAGATCCGCTAGAAAGCAAAACGCTACACCTTATAAATGAGATTCCCCGAATGGCGACTGAATCGGGCAAACCTTTGGTTGTCGTATTCGAATTTAATGGCAAAGAATATAAGTATGAGCTAGGCTAATAGCTTGAATGATTGAGAATAAAGAGCACTCCTTAGGGGGTGCTTTTTTGTAACACTCTGGAGGAAGGGCATATTACACCCCCTCAGTCCGAAAGAGTTTTAGCTTTAGCAAAAATCTTGTACAAAGAACATGCGTACTATAAACTCGGGAGCGAATCAAAAATGGATTTATAAGCAGTGCGTTCGCGCATTTACACCCCCTCAGCCTTCCTTCGGAAGCCAGCTCCCCCGACTGGGGGCGCTATAGTGCTCGTACCTTTGCTGCATAGTCATAAAATTATGAGGTTTGTCTTATCGGCTAGCTTTTCTAATAGGCTTCGTGTGAAACAATTATATATGCGAAGCTAATCAGAAAAGCACGTAGTGCAAGGGAATGCGCACAATGAAGAATGCAAACCAATATCGAAGCTGGAATATCGCCCCCAGTCGGGGGAGACGTCAGCGTTAGCTGACAGAGGGGGATGGTATGGACATTTAGAAAACAAGAACAAATGTACGAAAAATTAACAAATTTGTTTCTATTTTTTGATTGACTTTGGAGAAATGCGATGGTAAAATAATCAAAAAAAGGAATCGAGGATTCAAAATTGAACAAAAAAACCATCGTACTGGTTATTATACTTGTGTTAGCATTGATATTTACCGGCTGCTCTTCAGCCATTGATAATAAAAATGCCTCAGACAGCGAAAATGATGCGGCTACCACGGAAGCTACAGCTACACCTGAGCCTACGGACACTCCGGAGCCCACAGATACCCCCGAGCCCGAAATCGAATATCCCACGGAATTTAACTCGGGCGATGTGCTTTCTTTCCCGAATGACTTTGAGCTAACATATTTAGGAACAGAATTTATTACCGAGCTGTCTCCGCCAAATCCCGAAGATATTCATCATTATTATGAAGTTGAAGACGAAAATAATATTTATCTTGATGTAATGGCATACATTAAAAACCTTAAAGGGAATTTACTTATGTATGATGATGCCGTTACTTTTAAAATAATATATGACGGCAAGTATAATTACGATGGTTTTGCCGTGGCAGAAGAAACTGATGGCAGTGATTTTAAGACTTACTTTGCTGCTAATCTCAAACCTTTAGAAACTGATAAAATGCATTTTCTTATAGAGGTTCCTTTGGAAGTACGCGACAGTGGAAAAGATTTTGAAATTATAATGAATGTGCACGGTGATGAATACCATTACAGTGGACAAGAGGGTAGCGGCGAAGTAGTGCAGATGGCAAAGGCGAAGGAGTTAAAGACAGATGAAAGCTGGCAGTCTTTAGATGCTATCGCTATCGATTCAACAATAGTAGATGAAGACTATGGCGAAACAACACTTAAATCGGTTGAATTTAACTCGAGAGTAGACCCTTCAAATCCGACAGGATATTATACCTATTATGAAGTAAAAGGCTCAGAGACAATATATATTGATGCAGTTGTGGAGTTTAAAAATCTTAAGGCAGATTCGCAGGAAGCATATGGATTATTTAATGCGAAAGTTATTTATGACAATGCTTATAACTATACTGGGGCATCTGTTATAGAATCCGATGACGGAGGAACTTTTGATTTTGTAACTAGCATAGATATAGATCCACTTACAAGTAAGATAATGCACGCTTTAATTGAAGTTCCATTAGAAATAACAGAATCGGGCAAACCTTTGGTTGTTGTATTTGAATTCAACGGCAATGAATATAAGTACGAGCTAAGTTAATAGCTTAAATGATTGAGCATAAAGAGCACTCTTGCGGGGGTGCTTTTTTGAAGCTTGTTATAATAAATCCCCCTGACGCGACGTTTCACTTGCGCCATCCCCCTTGCTAAAGAGATGGCGGCGCGTATTTACACCCCCTCAGCCTTCCTTCGGAAGCCAGCTCCCCCGACTGGGGGCGCTAAAGTGCTTGTACCTCTGATACACAGTCGTAAAATTGCGAGGCTAGTCTTATCGGCTAGCTTTTCTGATAGGCTTCGTGTGAAATAGTTATATGTACGAAGTTAATCAGAAAAGCACGTAGTGCAAGGGAATACGCAAAATGAAGAAAGCAAACCGTTAACGAAGCTGCGATATCGCCCCTAATCGGGGGAGATGTCAGCGTTAGCTGACAGAGGGGGATATAGAACTTTATATTATGCACTCTGTTTGCTGATTTGCGCAGTTGACGCAGCGCCCCTCGCTAAAGGGCGCGTATTTACACCCCCTCAGCCTTCCTTCGGAAGCCAGCTCCCCCGACTGGGGGCGCTATAGTGCTCGTATCTTTGCTGCATAGTCATAAAATTGTGAAGTCAGTCTTATCGGCTAGCTTTTCTAATAGGCTTCGTGTGAAACAATTATATATGCGAAGTTAATCAGAAAAGCACGCAGTGCAAGGGAATGCGCACAATGAAGAATGCAAACCAATATCGAAGCTGGAATATCGCCTCCAGTCGGGGGAGACGTCAGCGTTAGCTGACAGAGGGGGTTGAAACGCCATCCCCACACCATTGAATAAGTTACATATATGGAATATAATAGAGGTAATTTTATTTGAGCAAAGAAAGCTAGAAGCGGGGTTAAAAATATTGTGAAAAAAATAAAAGAATTATGGTTAAATATACTGATAATTTTTCTCTTGCTTGTATTAGTTATATTGTTACTGTTTAGAGTTATAGAGGTTCACGGATGGGCTGATGGATGGGGGAGCTTCTTTGGTGGTGTAGTTGGTGGAATACTGACCCTATCTGGTGTTTTTATGACTATAAGGCATTATAAAAAAAGTGATAAGAATTCTGAAGAAAAACAGAAGAAGCTAGTTAAACCTATTTTAAAATATCAAGTAGGTGGTCAGCTGTTTCATTCCCGAGATAGAAATGTATATAAAACTACTATAAATCCAAATGATGATGAGGCTACTGAAAGTAATATCTCAGGAACAACTATTTCCATTCAAAATATTTCAAAAAGTATTGCCGAAAATGTGAGAGTGTATTTTCAACAAAATGATTTAGGGAGAGAAGATATTAAGATTGCTTTTGCACAGGCACTAAAAGAGAATGAAACAATTATTCTAGATCTAAAGTTTGTAAATGTAAGTAGACCATATTCATTTGAAATAAAATACATGGATATATTGGAGAATAATTTGTCGGAAGCTTTTATTATGCCGGATATATAGCATGCTAAAATTATTTAAACCAAAGCACTCACCCCGAGTGCTTTTTTTATACCCTTTTTTAAGGTGTTTTGCAGGGATATAAACAACAAAAGACACACCCGGCAGGAGAAGACCTGCTATAAAAAATCTAGGATAGGAGAAGGACATGGAATTTTTAAAAGACGTATTGGGAGACGAACTTTACGGGCAGGTGGAAGGCGCGCTTCGCGGAAACGAACGCATAAAGCTTGCAAATTTAGCGGACGGCGGATACGTGAGCAAGGATAAATTCAGCGCCGAATCCGAGAAGCTAAAGGAGGCGCAAAGGCAGCTTTTAGAGCGCGACACGCAGCTAAGCGAGCTTCGAGAAAGCGCGGCCGGAAATGACGAATTGCAAGATACCATTCGAAAGCTCGAGGACGCAAACCGCGCGCAAAAAGAGGCGATGGAGCAAAGGCTCATGCAGCAGGCGCGAGACTATGCCATAGCGCAGGCGGTGCGCGAATACGATCCCAAAAATCAAAAGGCCGTGCTCGCCATATTAGACCACGAAAAGATTAGTGTGGAAGGCGATGCGGTACACGGACTGGCCGAGCAGATGGAGGCGCTAAAGCAAAGCGACGGGTATCTTTTTAACCTGCCTAAAAAGGCGAGCTTTAAGGGCGTAACGCCTGCGGAGTCGGCGGACGGCGTGCAGGGTCAGGCTATGTCCGACGAGGACTACTACAGCAGTAAATTCAAATAATAAGGAGCAAATTTAATGGCAACAATAAGTGAAATCGCAATAGAATATGCGAAAAAGCAACCCAAACAGATAGACTATATCACGGATAATTCACCGATTATAGACAGCATACCGTATTTCCCGACGACACACGGGCTGCGTCATGCATATGAGGTGCTAGAAGACATCAAGGGCGGAAGCTTTGTGGATATGGACGCGGCATTGCCCGAGGTCTCCACCAGCAGCCGCTTGGACTGGAAGGATCTATCCATACTGGGCGGACAGATAGAGGCCGGCGAAGACAAGGTCACGACCTACGGCGGCGCGGCGAAGTATTTCGCAAAAAAGATGCCCGGCGTATACAGACAGACCGCCATGGATGCAGAGACACAGTTAATCTATAATCTCGTGCTGCCTTTCGCGAAATCCAAGGGCAAGCTCGTAGGAAGCGCTGCAAGCCCCACGGGCAATAAGTATTACTCGATACTCGCCGTGCGCTGGCAGGAAGAGGAGTTTTGCGGACTGTACGACCCCAATGGATTTAAGCAGGGCGCGATGTTTGACTTTTTGCCCTTTAACGGAGGCAATGTGTACAAAAACAGCGAAGGTGTCGCGGTGTACGGCGCGAGATTCAAATCGTATCTCGGATTCTTGCTGGAAAACCCGAGGAACGTGGCGGGCGTCGTAAATATCGATGCCACAGCGGACGCACCCGACGACATAGCGGCCATGATAAGCGATGCGCTTATAGAGGCGCGCGTGGGTCAGGCAGGCACAACAAAGCTTTACATGCACCCTGCAATGCTGGGCAAGCTCTATAAATTCAAAGACCAGAAGCTTTCGGTGCGCATAGGCGACGCCGGCATCGACCGCCGCGTGGCCGATTGGGACGGCGTGGAGATAGTAACGTCATACAATTTCCTGCAGGGCATTGAAGCGCCTGTGGAATTGTCTTAAGGAGGATATAAAATGGCAGGATTGGGACAGGATCTAAAGATAAACAAAGAGCAGTATTTCATAAGTGAAGCGCTGCCTCAGAACACATCGAAAAATTCGCAGGCGATATCTACCGGCACAAAGGGCGCACTGGGCTCATTTTGCGTAAAGGCTGTGGTGGATGGCGAGGTAGCACTCGCCGATACCAAGGCTTTGACGATTAAATTGCAGGACAGCGCCGACGGCGAAAGCTTCGCGGATGTCGTGACTCTGTATGAAATGACGGCCGACGGTGCGGAGACCATAGCGGCGGGCAGCGTGCTATGCGAATATGTGATGGCGCCTACCATACGCAGGTGGACGAGGGTCGCAGTGGTCACAGATGACGCGGCGGCAACAGGCAGCATAAGCGCATATCCGAGATATATGCCTAGATAATGATAGGACAGGAAGGGTAAAACTATGGAGCTTAGCACCATAAAAACAAGGCTTTCCTCGCTGGGCTTTGAAAGCGATGCGGACGAGATGCTCGAATACATCGCCCAAAGCGAGGAGGCCGACATACTTAGAAAATGCAACTGTGAGGCCATACCCGAGGGATTTATGGGCGAGGCTGTGGATATGGTGTGCGCGCGCTACCTCATGATACTAAAAAGCAGCGGCGCGGACTTGGGCATCGATTTCGATGCGGCGGTAAGCTCCATAAGCGAAGGTGACGTATCGGTAAGCTTTGCCGTAGGGCGCGGCGCAAAGACCGCAGAGCAGAGATTCGAGGAGCTTGTCGCATATCTTATGCGAGGGGCGCAAAACGTCACCGATTACAGGAGGGTCAGATGGTAAATACACATGTGCGGGCGGCAGTTGAGCGCCTGTATGAGGACACATGCACGGTGTATGAGCTGACCCGGATAAAAGACGCGGACACAAAGATAACATCGGGCACACAGTGGCAGCCCGTATATGAGGAAGTCCTATGCAGGCTATCGTATAAAGATGTGGCGGCGGTGGTGCCGGGCGAAGCGGCGGGCAAGGTGTTAAAGGCTGTAAAGCTATACCTTTCGCCGGATATAAGTATCCGCCCGGGCTCTCGGATCGCCGTGACACACTGCGGGGAGACCGTGGTCTATAAAAACAGCGGCGAGCCGTCTATATACGGCAGCCATCAGGAAGTGGTATTGGAATTGGCGGACGGCAGGGCGTAGCACACGACAAGGCGGGAGGAAAAGATGATAAACGACATAATATCCGGCATGTCCGTGGCGCTGGATGCGGAGTTCGGAGACGGATACACGATATATACGGAATATGTGGAGCAGGGCATGCAGACGCCGGGCTTTTATATAGACTGCCTGGCACCCGGGCGCGAAAAGGTGAGCCTCGGCATGTATGCGGACACTATGAACTTTGACATCCACTACTTTCCGCAGGGCGCAAATATAAAAGGCGACTGCTACGAGACGGGGGCGCGCCTCATGGACTGCATGATGCGCATAACTCTCGCAGACGGCACTCTTATGGACGGCAAGGCGATGTCTTTTAGCATAATAAACGATGTATTGCACTTTCTCGTAAGCTATAAGACCTTGCGGCGCGCGGCGCCCCGTGCGGATGAGCAGATGGAGACTATAACTACCAGTATAAAGGAGAAATAATGGCGGAATCTAAAAAAAGCAAACAGCCTCCCAAAAAGGAGGAGGCTGCGGCTGTGGAATTTACCAAGCAAAAGATAATTTCCAGCAAAAAATATCAAATGAGCAGGGATGTGCTGACGGCGATTTTAAAAGATGACGAGACGTACACCCATGAAAAGGTATGCGAAATATTGAACAAATTTTATGAAAAAGAGGTAAAGTAAATGGCTTTAGGCGGAGGAAAATTTACAAGCGAAAATAAGGTACTGCCCGGCTCGTATATAAACTTTGCAAGCTCCAACGGAGCGGCGGAGATACTGGGCGACCGCGGAGTGGTGGCTATCCCCATGGAGATGGACTGGGGTCCGGACGGCGAAGTATTTAACGTGCAGGGCATAGAATTTGCCAAGGTATGCAAAAAGACTTTCGGATATGATGCGGACGATGCAAAGATGAAAGGCGTGCGCGAGCTTTTTTGCAATGCGCGTGAAGTGTATTTCTACAGACTTTTAAATACCGGCATCAAGGCGTCCAACACCTACGGCACGGCAAAGTATAAGGGCATACGGGGCAACGAAATAACAGTTATCATAGCACAAAATGCGGACGACGAGACAAAGTATGACGTTACTACGGTATTTGATTCGTTGGAGGTCGAGACACAGACCGTGGCGGCCGCCGCAAACCTCCAAAACAACGATTATGTGGACTGGAACACGGGCGCCACACTGGCCGAGACTGCGGGTCTTGCGATGACTGGCGGCACAAACGGCGTGGCTGTAACGGGAACGGAGTATCAGGCGGCGCTTGATGCATTCGAGGCGTATTCTTTCAATATCTTAGGCTGCCTTGCAACCGACGATACTATAAAGGATACTTTCGCGGCTTATACCAAAAGGTTAAGAGATGATAACGGAGTAAAATTCCAGACGGTGCTGTATAAAAGGGAGGCCGCCGACCATGAGGGCGTGATATCTGTGGAAAACACCGTATCCGATAGCGGAGCCATCGCAAGTGCGCTGGTATGCTGGGTCGCAGGCGCGCTCGCGGGCACGGAGATAAGCCAGAGCGCGACTAACATGCTCTACGACGGCGAATATTCGCCCGCTGTAGGCTACAAACAATCAGAGCTCGAAGCCGCTATCGGCGAAGGGAAATTTATGCTGCACAGCGTAGGCAAAAATGTACGCGTACTGCGCGATATAAATACGCTTACTACCTACACTCAGGACAAGGGCGAAAACTTTGCCAATAACCAGACGGTAAGGGTAATAGACCAGATAGCAAACGACATCGCAGGGATATTTAACACAAAATATCTGGGGCTCAAACCCAACGACGGCGACTCGCGCATAAGCTTCTGGAACGA